CGACAACATTCAACAACCCTTTTCCAAAATCTTGTGCATCAGCATCACCACTCATTGCATCTCCAATAAAATCACCAAGCATAACCGCACTATTTGAAACTAACGTTTCCAAACCACTACTTAATGCTTCACCCATCTTGCCACCAATTCTCTTCATCTTTTCAGTTTGCAAAAACGCTTCATCATCTTCATCCAATGGAATTGGTTCAACCTTCACTTTTAAAGTCAAAGGTGGTAAATCTTTCATCATTTTTTCCATTGCTTCAGTTGGTGGAGTTACCTCTCCCAACTTCAAACTTTGTAATGGATCAAGGGATGCAATTGTTCCAAATTCTTGTTCAAGTCTTTTAAACTTTTCAATTAATGTTTCAACCTTTGTTGTGGTTGTTGTTAAATCCTTATTTGTTTCTTCAGTTGGATTTACATTCTCAACCCTTTTTAAGATTTGTTCTAATTGTTTTGTGTTATCATATAAATCAACATTTTCATTATTTACTTTTATAAGTTCATCTGAAAGTGTTTTTATTTGTTTTTCTATATTTGCAACACCAGCTAATTCAACTCCTTGAAATTCACCTTGCATTGCTCCTTGTTTGCCACGACCAGCTGCAAGTGCTTGTTGAAGTGCTTCCTTTTTTTGTAAAATTAACTTTTTTTGTAATTCTTGGCGTTCTTTTATTCTTGCATTTGTTTGTTCAATTATTGCTTTTGATGTTTCAATTGATATTTTTATTTCCTCGACAGATGCTTTTGAACCTTTTTTCTTTAATTGATTAACCTTATCAAGTTGAGTTCTTAATTTTTCATAAGATTCACCAAGTTCATCTGTTGCATCTTTTACACTTCCAAACACTTCACCACTTTCACTCGCTGCAATATTTAATGCAGCCAATGCTGATGATAATGCAATTGCAACCAATACCGCTGGATGTGCAATCAAGAATGCCATTGCAAGTTTTAATGCACCAAACGCATAAATCAATGGACCAATTGCCGCAGCAGTTGCAGCTAATTGAATTATGATTTGTTGTGTTTCAGGATTAAGTTGGGAAAATCCTTCAGCTAATTTTGCAAGAAAGTTTGTGACCTTAATGATATGTGGTGCAAGTTTTTCACCAATCGAAATCCCCATTTCACTAACCGCTGACTGAAGCCTAAACATAGAACCTTCAAGTGTGTCATCCATGATTTTAGCCATTGCTTCGGCTGAACCACCAGCATCTTCAAGTTTAGCAGTCATTTGAGAAATTGCATCACCACTTTGTGCAAGTGCAACTGCAACAGTTGCATTTTCTTTGCCGAACATATTCATTGCAGTTGTTGTCGGATCAATGGATTGATTAATTTTATCCATTGCATCATTAAATGACATACCTGACTTTCTTGTCATCAAGAATATGTTTTTTAAACCAGTTCCAGCAGTAGTTGCCCTGATGTTCTTATTAGCTAAAACACCAAGCATTGCAGTTGTTTCTTCAAGTGTAATCCCTAAACTTGATGCAACCGCAGAAACTTTTGGCATAGCATTTTGAAACTTTTCTAAATCAAGTGCAGATGATGAAAATGATTTTGCCATTACATCAGTTACTCTTGTCATTTGGTCTGCTTCCAATGCGAATCCTCTCAAAGTACCCCCAGCAATTGATGCTGATTGTGCTAAATCTTCACCAGTTGCAAGTGCAAGGTTTAATGTTGCACCAGTTATTTTTTCAATTTCACTTGCACTAAAACCAAGTTTTGAGTAATTCAACATTAATTCTGCAACCTCACTTGCAGAAAAACGTGTTGTCATACCCAATTGTCGTGCAGTACCTTCAAGGTCTTTAAACGCTGAACCAGTTGCACCACTTATGGCTTTAACCTTCGCCATTGATTGTTCAAATGTTGCAAATGTTTTTGTTGCAACCGCACCCAGTCCAACAATTGGTGCAGTCAATGACATTGACATTGATTTACCAATGGACTGCATTTTTCGACCTGATGCTTGTAGTTGTCTAACTAAATTTTGTTGAGATGAACTAAATGCTTTTAAGTCAAACCCAGCACGTATGTTTATAGTCTTTTTTGCCATTTTAATTGAACCAGTTTGGTTTTAGTTTTTTAAGTTGTTCAATTTCTGTTTTTGTGTATGGATTTGATTTTGTTCCTTTTTTACCGCTTTGTTCTTCCCATTCAAACTTCATCAAATCTTGTGGTCGTTTCATTGTTTTTTGTCCTTGTGATTTAAGAGTAACATATGAAACCAATCTTGCAGTTTCCCACAATGATCTTGAATTTATATTTTCATTCAAACGATTTCCAACGTACGCATCCCACACATCTACCATTGAATAACTTTCCAAACACAAAGGAGTTTGTTTTAACGTACCCAACACAAACCCCCTTATGAAATTATGCAATGGCAATTTTACTTTTTTGCTTCCACATTTAAGTTGTTAAATGCTGCCATGTCTTGTGACATAGCTTCAGTGAATACATTGATTAAACTCATGTCCTCATCGATTGCATCAATAATAAAATCCTTTGTGACCTTTTCACCTGATGATTTCATTCCAGCATAAGCAATGTCAACAATGGATTCCATTGTCATATTATCACCCATTTTTGAAATGTTTTCACCAGTTTCTTTTTCAAACATTAACAATGCTTTGAAACCGAATTTGAATTTGTACTCCTTGTTTTTAATTTTTATCATGCTACAAATATAAAAAAAGGAGATGAAGTTACCCCCATCCCCCATTTACACAATATAACAAAAATCAATTTCTTACACAGTTGCTTTTGTTACTGCACCAGTTCCTTCAAAAGATACTGAAAATGTGCTTGATTCTTCAAGTCCATCAGTTCTTTCAAGTGATGTGATGTAGCATGAACCACTATATTCTTGATCACCAACAACATCAGTTGTCCATGTTACAGTGACCAAAGTTCTTGCAGAAAATACATCATACAAATCTTCATATCCATATGTTGCATCTTCAGCGAAAAACCCTTCAGCTGAACCGCTGAAGCTTTTCTGCCCTTCCAACGCTTGCTTCCATCCTGAGCTGTCTTTTGTACTCGCATCCCTTGTTGACATATCAAATGTCAATGAGTTTGATGTTAAGTGTGCAATTGTTGTTCCACCAACTTGTATTTTTGCTAATGTTCCGTTTAATATTCCCGTGCTTGGCATTTTTTTATTCTTTTAAATTTTATACAATATTAATTATCAGATTTTTTCTTCTTTGTAACTTTTTTAACTTTTGGCTTTTCTTCATTGTCCATTGCCACTTCAACAATGTGTTCAATTTGTTCTTCGTATGTAAAACCATCAAGTGCTTTTGCTACTTTTAAATCAATTAATTCCTTACCCAATTTATTTGATACACGTAATTGTGATCCTTCAGGCAATGTTCTTGCATGGATTGCATAATCCGTTGTTAATTCTATTCTCATAAATTTAATTTTTTTGCTTTTCTTTTTATATACTTTTCAAGTTTATCACTTGCTTGAGTGTATATCTTATCACTCGTTTCAGAATAAGTTTTCTGAATAAAATTCTTTTTACCAGTTGGATTGGCTGAATGCGTTCCAACTCCATATTCAATCCACCACGCATAAAAACCATCATACTTTTTTGCACCCCTTCCATATCTTGGACCAACCAATACATTTGGATATTTTTTTGATTTAGATGTTTTAATTGCAAGTGATTTTTTTAGTTCTTGTGGTTCGTAATCAGTACCTCTTACATTGATTGTTTTGGTTCTTTGATTTGGTGCATTTTGTTTCATCTTGTCAAGAACTGGTTGCATTTGCCTTCTTAATATTTTAAGAATTTCACGCCTTTTCATCTTGTCATCTGACAATGATTCAATCTCAAGTGCAACTTGGTCAAAACCTTTTATGTCAAACTTAATCATAACTTTTTACTTGCACTTATCATCAAACCTTCACGCCCAAGTTCTTGGATGTCAAGAATGTCATAATACTTTGAATTGTATGAAATACGCATTGAT